GTAATTGTTCTGTAAGGGTATAACTCAGATATGACAGGGTCAAATTCATCTGTATCATCCAAAGGGATAAACACAGAAACTTTTGCATTTGGTAAACCAAACCCTCCATTAACAAACACACGACCAACTACGACACCGTAATCAGCACACATCCTTGTATATAAATCATTAGCAAGAATCTTTAAAGATAATACTTCCAAAGATTCCCAATCTTGTTCTAAATTGACGTTAATGTATTTGTCAACACCAACTTCGGTTCTTATTCTATATGATTTGGGCATTAAAGATTTCGTTTTTTCATAAATAGTTTATTTCCTATTTTAGAAAAAATAATCTTATTTTGAGAAAAATAAATTACTAAGAGAAGTTTACCGATTTTAAGTTCAATACCCTTACATTAATATCCTTATTTGGGTATCTAATTTGGTAAGTTTGGGTTGGTGTCGCAAATATTGTATCGGCCGTTGGTTGGATTTGTCTTGTCAACGGATCTGAGTATGGCATCGAGGTCTGTGCTGATGAATACTGACCTCCAACTTGATTAAAGAATAGAACATCAGATACACTTACAATACCATTTTCAGATTGTAGTATCCTTCTTAATTCAGATATATTAACGTTCTGACCTAATTCTCTAACCAAAGGATTAAAGAACTCACTTACTTGTTGGATGACTTTGGCAATTACAGCACCTTGATTCTGACTATTATCTAATACAACATCAACAGTTACTGATAAGTCAATTGTTTCAGCGGCTTCGATTGAGATATAGTCATTTATCATTCTAAAGTTGGATAAGTAATTAGCGACATTTTGTTTAAGTGTGTTTGATATAACGTTTGTTAGGCTACCGCTTGTATCATAAGATAACATTTTAATTTTTATCTTATTATTTTCTTCTGTAATCGCAACTTTAGCGGGTGCACCAAACTGAGAAGGCATCGTTCTAATGATTGAGTTATAGTCATTTACCGTAACGGCTCTGTTTTGTGCTGCAAAGTTAAATGCCACCATGTTTCTAACATCTTCTGTTGTCGGTATGTTTGCTCCCCCAATCGCAGCGGTTACGTTATTACACTGCAAACTATTAATAACACTTCTATTAACTGAATCTGAAGGACCGTTTACCGCAAATGACACGGTACCGATCTGATTGATAGTGTTAATACCTAAATTACTTGATAACCCACCACCAATTCTATACTGAACAAATAGTGTTGTATTAGGTGTCAAAGCCGCACCCATCGCATAATTGTTTGTGTATCTACTTAAATCAAAACCTTTACCATCACGAGCAAATTCTCTTAATTGTTCTTCTGCCGATATATTTCCACCACCAAAAGTCATTTTACAGAAACCTTCAGGTGTGTATTCGGATATGAATTTGTTAGATGTTGTTATATATCTACCAACCTTAATACCAGGTTGATCTGAAACTTTAGTTGGGTCCTCAATAAAGACTCTGTCTTGTACTAAAGCATCAACTTCGAACCATCTATCAGGTCCTACTGTAATAAACTCTTGTGGTTGAGGTATTGTTGAGTATTGTGTTCCTTGTTTTAATAAAACACTTGTTATACCCAAAACATTTTTCTCAGGTAAGAATAATTCTAAATAAGGTCTAGCATCGTTAGCAGTAATAACTCTCTTATATACTTTAGTGATACCATTAACAACAACTTCTCTTTTAACGATTGTATAATTAATTAGTTTACCACTTGAGTCAAAGTTAGGTATCTTTACTCTGTTTGGTGATCCTTCAGCATTTATTGGTGATGCAAAATCGATATCAAATACCGTTTCAAATGGTTGTCCAGCACCATTAACTTGAGACCCTCTTCTTAAAACACCACAATATCTTAAGTCTTCTCTATCACCAAAAGCCGGAACCGTGATTGAAAAGTCAACCAAAGCAACTGATGGTCTTTGACCTGGTATTTTTAATCCGTAAGTTCTTGCAATATTGTAGACTGAGTTCTTTTGTTGTGCAAACTGTAATACAGTTTCTTGTATACTCCTATCAATCTGAAAGTTTAAGTTATCTGTTACCGCAGCATTTAAATCTAACATAACAGAGAAAATACCCGCATCATTAAAGTTTTGAACTAAATCAGGGTAATAGGTTCTTGTAAAGTTAATTAACTCCGTTCTTACTCCTTGGAAATCTCGGACCGTGTAAGATATTTTCTTTTCTGCCATATACTATTAAATATTGATAATAATAAAATCACTAGATTCAAAAGCGGAATCTGTTATTCTATAATCTATTTTGATTCTTGCGGTGTGTTCTAATTGAGCAATATTAGTAACTTTAAATTCTCTTTCACCAAATTGATTAATCGTGTCACCTTTATCCTCTAAACCTGCAGATGCTGGTTCTACAGTTATATTGGTTACTTGTAAGTTTGGCATATAATTACCGATAGTATCTCGTATTTCAGATTCTATATCTGAAAATGTAGGACCATCGAGTGGTTCAAAAATGAACTCGTATAAACGTGTTCCAAAATCAGGTAAAAAATATCTTGAACCTTTTCTTGTTAAAATTAAGTGAACTAAACTTGATCTTATCTCTCCTTCTGTTGAATTTGTAACATCCAAATATCTACCTGTGAATGAATCAACGAAGGGGAAAGAAATACCATATGTAATACCATTTGCCATATCACATATAAATATAAGTTCAGTTTTTTTTAAGTAAAAATTTTATGGAAATAAAAAACCCTCCTTTAAGGGGAGGGTTTTGAGTTAGTCTTCTAAATCTAAATCGATTCTTTTGTCTGATTTATATTGTCCAAACATATCTTCGTAACCATCGGTCATGTATGCTTCGTCAGAATAATCATGTTTAATTTCGGAATTTAAGATTTTTTCAATTCTTTCGGGATCATTTTTAAATAATAAAACTCTTCTTTCTTCATATCCTTCACCTCTAGTGTGATCAGTCACATCAACTCCGTAGAATATTTCACCCGTTTCATCATCTTTATATTCTTTCATGGTAAATTTACCATCTCTTGATTTTTTAACATTACCTGTCTCAGACATTCTGTTTTTAAGTTGTCTATTTTTGATATAGTCATATGCCTTTTTAACAACAGCTCCGCCAAGAGCAAGACCACCTAAAGTCATTAATACACCTTCGTTAAGGTTTTTTCTACTTTTTTGTTCTTCCTTTATAACTCTTGCAACGATGTTAGTTAGATCTCTTTCAGTTAGTTTAATTACTTTTTTCATGATAATTTTTATTTATAAATATCGACTACAAAAAAAAATCACGAATAAATCGTGATTTTCTTTTTTTTTTTAGGATGAACATCCAAAACATTCAAAATCAGAATTCTCAGGTTTTGGTGGTAAATTCATATTTGTGTAATCAACCTTTGGTGGTTCAGGTGTAACTCTTGGTTTATTTTTTTTAGAAATATCCATCGCCAGGTGTTTCGCTCCCGTTGATATCGCTTTAGTTCTAACATAATAACAAAGTGTTTTCAAACCACTTTCCCAAGAGTGAAAATGTGATGATGTAATCTTTGATAATGTTGGGTTAGACATATAGATATTCATAGACTGTGATTGATCTATAAATGGTGCTCTGTCTGCCGCCATATCAATAAGTTGTTTTTGTGAAATCTCCCAAATTGTTTTGTATTTAGGTATTAGGTGTTCAATTCGTTTCACTTTCTTATTGTAATTCTTATCCTCAGGGTCTAAGTAATTATTGAAGTTAATGTTTTGAATTGATCCTTCATTCATAATGATTTCGTTTTTCAAATCCTCAGACCATATACCTATCTTTTCAAAGTCGGAAATCAAGTATTTGTTTACAATCATGATCTCACCACCAACTACTCGTCTATTAAAGATTGCTGAGTGAGCTGGTTCGGTCATTTCATAAGAACCTGTAATTTTAGCTGAAGATGCTACTGGCATTTGTGCTGTGAATAATGAATTACACACACCATATTCCATAACACTTTTCTTTAATTTACTCCAATCCCACATTCCTGATAAGTTTGACTCATCCACATTCCACATATCAAATTGGAATGTTCCTTGTGACATCGGTGATCCTTTGAAGAACTTATAAGGTTCGTATTTTCCGTCTTTACACAATTGGTTACTTTCGTAGATTGCGGCGTAATAGATCGTTTCAAAAATGTCTCTATTTAATTGTTTCGCTTCTTCTGATGTGAAGATGTAGTCCATTAAATAGAATACATCCGCTAAACCTTGAGTTCCAATTGCAATTGCTCTTTGTTCTAATCCACCTTTTCTACCTTTTTCAGTTGAGTAGTTATTGATGTCGACAACTTTATTTAAAGATCTTACAACTTTTCTAACCTCGTTAAATAAAAGTTCAAAATCAAATTTACCTGATTTAATAAAGTTTTTTAATACCATAGATGATAACGTACAGATCGCCGTTGTTTCCTCATCTGTGTATTGGTAAATTTCATTACAAAGGTTAGATTGTTTGATAACCCCAATATTTTGGTGGTTTGTTTTCTTGTTGGCATTGTCTTTAGAACAAAGATATGGAACACCAGTTTCAACTTGTGATTCAATAACTTTTGTCCAAATGTCTTGTGCTTTAACTTTTTTACCAAGACCTAATTCAACCGCCTTATCATATACAGACTCATACTCATCACCATAACATTCTTGTAATGGTTTAAGACCAGCCTTTTTAATGTCGTTAGGACAGAACAAATACCAATCACCGTTATTTTTAACCGCTCTCATGAAATTATCTGGTAACCATAGTGATGTAAATAAGTCACGAGCTCTTAGTTCTTCAGCACCTGTATTCTTTTTAATATCCAAAAGATCGAAGATGTCTTTATGCCATGGTTCGAGGTAAATTGCTGCTGAACCTGGTCTACGACCTTGTTGATTAAAGAATCTTAATGACTCATTCACAATTTTAAGATATTTTAATAATCCACCGGCATAACCACCTGAACTTGAAATTCTACTTTCTTTACTACGAATATTAGACATGGAAAGTCCAATACCCGCAGCGTCTGAAGAGAATGTGGAGATATCGGTTAGAGTGTCCAACAAACCTTTTCTTGAGTCAGCATCGTTATAGTGTAATACACAAGACGCTAATTGTGGAACTTTTGTACCTGCATTAATCATGATAGGTGTTGCCTTTGAAATTAACTGTTCTGATAACGATTTGTAGTATTCAAAAGCATCGGTAATGTTTGTTGTTACCCACAATGCAACTCTCATATACATGTGTTGTGGTCTTTCAATTACCCTACCATTTGGTTTCTTCAACAAATACATTTCTTGTAGAGATCTCCAAGCGAAATAATCAAAATTATAATCATTTTCATGATTAATAACCGCATCAATAGTATCAGCACCATACTCATTAATGGTTTCAATAAGTTTTTTATTGATAATATCATCCTCATAAAGTTCCATCATAGTTTGTGAAAAACTATCATTTGTTTCTTTATGGTAAGAAGATATTGCAACTGATGCCGCTAATCTCGAGTAGTCATGGTGACTACCGGTATAAGATGCTGCAATCTCGTTAACTAACTTATCAAGTTCTTTAGTTGTTATTTCACCTTCAGTTGGTACTGAAGTAATAACCTTAATAAAGATCTCATCCGAATTTACGTTTAGACCTTTCGCAGATCTTTTAACTCTGTTGTAAATTTTTTGTGGGTTAAATGATACAACCTCACCACCTCTTTTAATAATTTTTAATGACATAATCTAAATTTAAAAGTCGTCTGTAAATGTTATTGTTTCGTTCAATTTTGCCTTCTGATATTCCATAGTTCTGGATTCGAAGAAATTACCTTTTGTCTCAACCGCAATTTGCTCCATGAATTTAAATGGTTGTTCTACGTTAAATTGTTTACTACAACCCATCTTAACAAGTAATCCGTCAACCACAAATTCAAGATATTGTTTCATGAGATTTGAGTTCATCCCTATAAGTGAAACTGGAAGTGATTCAGTAATAAACTCTTTTTCGATCTCAAGAGCCGATAACATAATCTCCTTAATTCGTTTCTCAGAAGGTTTATTTTCTAAATGATTGTTTAACAAGTGAATTGCAAAATCACAGTGTAAGTTTTCGTCTTTAAAGATTAGTGAATTAGCATTACACAAACCTTGCATAATTCCTCTTGATTTCATCCAAAATATAGAACAGAACGACCCTGAGAAAAAGATACCTTCAACCGCGGCGAAAGCGACTAATCTTTCAGCAAACGATGCGTTTTCAATCCAATCCAACGCCCATTTAGCCTTTTTCTGAACTGCGGGTAATCTATCGATTGCGTTGAAACATTCATCTTTTTCTTTCGGGTTGTTAATGTATGTGTCAATCAAAAGTGAATACATAAGTGAGTGGATGTTCTCCATCGCCAATTGGAATCCGTAAAAGAATTTCGCCTCAGGGTATTGCACTTCTCGGTAGAAGTTTTCTGCCAAGTTTTCATTTACGATTCCGTCTGATGCCGCGAAAAATGATAATACATTTTTGATGAAGTATTTCTCATTATCAGTTAATGTTTCCCAATCTCTGATGTCGTTTGTTAAGTCCACCTCTTCTGCTGTCCAAAAAGCTGCTTGGTGTTGTTTGTAATACTCCCATATATCGTTGTGTTCAATAGGGAAGATGACGAATCGACCAGGATTTTCTACTAGTATTTTTTCCATTTATTATAATTTACTTATTTGTTAATTTGACTGTGTTTCTCGTTGTTTTCTCTTGTCTAAGAGTTCTTTAACTCGTTGTCTTTGTCTTTCTTCTTTCTGTTCTTCAAGACCTAAGAACGTTGTTGTACTTTCAGTATCAATTTCAATCATCGCATTATCGAATTTACAATTTTCAAATACGACCCCATCATCACCGATCCTTGACTTTGTAATTGCTATGGTTGCTAATTTCATTTCCTTCTGTTGTAATGTCTTAGCGACCGATATAATTACGTGTCCTACTTGTGCCTTCTTAATTGATCCCCCCATTTGATCGGTAGTAACAACCTCTGAGGATATTGATGATCTATTACCTTGTGTTGCGGTCCAACCAACAATATTCATCTCGTGACACATCGCTTCAAATGCTCTCATTACTGACCCCTCACTTTTCCATTCATCCCCCAAATTTTTGTCAGGGACAATACAGTCGATATAGTCTAAAACGATCATATCAACTTTAATTCCGTCCGAAACCATTTTTCTAATTTGATTTTTTATTTGTAACATCGTCATCGTATCTGACGGTAGTTTTTTCAAAATCAACTTATTTGGCATTGACTCCTCAATTTCTCTAACTTTATTCATTACATCTTCTCTTTTTTCTGACAAATCGTCAGGATGTATCTTAGTCCATAAAGTGAAGTGTTTTCTTTGGATCACCTTTGGGTTGTCCTCGAAAAATATCTGAAGTACGTTAAAACCGAGATTAAATGCGTGGTTTGCCATTTTAGTTAAAATTGTTGACTTACCAACTCCCGTAGGTGCTAAGATAACGCCAATTTCTCCTTTTGCCAAACCTCCCTTCAACAATCTATCAATACCTGGTATTCCCATAGGGACTGGATGTCTATAATCATCTTCAAGAACTTGGTCTAAGTTCGAGAACACATCCAACATAGAGGTATCTTTAGCACCAACTTGTAACGCATTTTTAACCAATTCTTCAAGTGTATCATAATTCTCAAACTCACCACCGTCGATGATCTTTTGAGCTTTACCCATTACCTTTTGGAGTTCTTGTTGTTTACAGAATTTCAAAGCCTTTTCTTGTACAAAACCTACGCCATCGATAGGTGCATCCTTAATTTTTTTAATTGTGTCTAATACAATCTTAGATGCAATCTCCTGTTGGAGTTCTGATTTTGTGATTTGTTCAAGGGTTTCAAACGACGGGGTGTGGTCGTATTTTGTATAATACTCTCTAATCATCTGAATTAATATTTTGAAATACTTGTTTTCAAAATAGTTGTTCTCAATCACATCAATAATTGAATGTGAAAAGTCTTTGTCTACGATGATTTGATTTAATAATTGTAATTGAAAAGTATTACCTAAATACTCAAAATTTTTACCTGTCGCCATATAGTTTTTTCTCCTTTAGTAAAAATAAATAGTATTAGTTTTTGATAAATTCAGGGTATCGGAAATTAAATTTTTCACCTGAAAAAATGTCAGTCAGGGTACCAAGTATGTTTTTTAGTTTTGGGCGTAGGTCTACGGTGTATCTGACCTTCGGAGGGTACACTTTAGCGTCGAATACTCTCTGACAAATTGTCATGTCTCCGAGCTTAATAATTAGGTTAAAGTTTTCAGGACCATCGGTAATTGACGTATTTAAAACGTCTGGGTTCTCTGAGATTTCATATTGATTGTCTAACATATAAGTTACCGATCTCATCTTTAAATCGTACTGTAACTCTCTGTAAAGACTTGAGATGTAGTCATAAAATTCTTCAGATTTGTGAGCGTTTCTGTTAAACCCACGAACATTAAAGAACCGTTGAACCACGATGTTGTCATTACACATTAACAAAAATTCAACTTTTGTTATTTCTTGATCTTTCATAGTTTGTTTTGTTTTCTACTTTTTGTTTCTAAACTTACTTTTTTCTTTTCTTGTTAACTTAAGAAATGGTTTCAAAAAACTTACCCAAGCGTCGTCACCCTTTGGTAGATATTTGAAGAATCCATCCTCCATCATCATTCTAATTAGATTTCTATATCCTCTTCCGTCGGGATCCATCGACTCAGTGTAATATAGTCCTACTAATTCTTTGTCTTCATCACTTAAAAGTGGTTCATCCAAGTCTACGAGTTTTTGGTTGATCACATAAAACTCATCACCAAAAATACCTTCTTTAGTTTTACCACTTAATAGATTTTGAAGTGCAACATTACCCTTCTCCTCTTTAAGTAATTTAGTACTCTTATCCAAAATATATGGTATTTGTACTAATTCTTCAAGTAGCTCAGGAAATAATTTAACCAAAGTTTTCTCACCGAGATAGAAAATACCATCGATATTATCCGAACTATCACCAGTGAGAATCTTTACGGTCTTAACATTATAGTGGGGTATTTCAACATCGTTGATTTTAATTGTGTCCCCAAGCTTATAATATTGTTTTGTGGATGGTGAATAAATTGATACTTTCTCCCCAATTAATTGAGTTAAATCTCTGTCACTCGAGAATATCGTTTTTTCTTCATCTAAAGAGATTTTACAATATTGTGCAATCAAGTCATCGGCTTCAGCGTGTTCCGTCTCTAGTTGTCTTACAAACATCTCCTCTAGGTATTGTCTAACCCTTTGTTTTTGTTCCGCAAAAGATTCTTCTTTCGATTTTGAATCTGAAGATTTACGATTTAATTTATATTTTGGGTATATCAATCTTCTTTGTGAAGATGAGGTTTTAGAATCCCAAAACACAACAACCTTATTATAGTTGTGTTCCTCTAAGAATTTACGAAGAGTGTTTAGAAAGTGCCAAACACCGCCGACATGTTTTCCATTATGATAGAATTCTCTAACACCATGAAATCCAATTTTCAATAAATTATTTCCGTCTACTAATAATGTTTTGGACACTCTCTAATACTTAAATGATTTCTACTCTACTTCTTCTTTTTCTGTTTTCAAATCAAAGTCACCATCAACTCCGATTACGTCTTTCCAATAGTCAGCATATTCTTTTTTATACTTTTCTATTGATGATTTTTCTTCTGCGGTATCTTTACCTGGTAAGAATCCATGTGGTGTTACGATAATTCTTCCATCTTCAAAACCAAGTCCGTTGATATGGTTTTTCATGACCGATACTTTAGTTCTTGATGCGAACTTAACGGTTCTCTTATCTTTTGTTGCGGTGATTTTTGTTGTACCAGCACCTTTTTGATTACCAAATAAGAATACCAAAGAAGAGTTCAACCAAATCGCTTCACCACCTTTTGCTTTGATCTTAGGTTGACCAAATGGATTGTCAGGTAATTCTACCCAAGGCTGATTAACAATAATCAAAGTGTTTTCATATTTAGAGTCCGCCTTACGAGATCCTGAAATACGTTGGTTTATACCCATACCAATTTTATCCGCCAATACAGATGCGTTGTGTTGTTTACCTCCTTTACCCTCGTAAGTCATTTTACAAGGAACCGAACCTACTGAATCCCACATAATACAAAGTGAATAATCTAATTCACCTTTTTCTTGAGCATCCAATAAACTATTGATGTAATCTGTAATTTGTTCGATGTAACTAAAGTTATTATTGAAGAGAAAAAACCCGTCCCAATCTAACTCACCTGTTTCTTCATCAACAACCTCTTCACATTCAAAACCCATAAGTTTTGCATGATCAAAAGACCATTTTTGTTCGGTAATAATAAACACGGGAAGTATACCTTTCTTTTGAGCATCAACCGCAGTCTTTACAAGAGCAGTTGTTTTTCCTGTATCTGAGTGACCCAAATACATATTAAGGTGTCCGATTGCAGGGCCAGGTAAACCAACCGCATCTAAAAAGTCAGATCCTAAATCAAAAAATCTTTGTGGTTTGTATTTTGCGTCCGATGAGAATTTTTTCTTTATCGAACTAAAGTCGTTCTTTTTAAGTGCCATTATAATTCGTAAATTTTAAATTCAGTAATTGTTTTTAATTTGTCGTTAGCGTTTGTAAGTTGTTCGATTAAATTATCCATTTCTTCTGTGTGTTGGGGGTGTTCACCTATACCAACAGAATTAGTGAAATAAACATATAATCTTGCTTCTGCATCTGCAATTTCTGCCTCGTATTTTTTAACAAGGGCTTCTTTTAATTTTTCCGCAATAAAAGGTTTCATATTCTTTTTTTAAAAATATAGACAAAAAAACGGGAACAATAAACTGCTCCCGTTAGTTTTATTTTCAATAAAATTTAGAAAGGTAACTCTTCGTCCACCTCATCGTTTGCCTGTGGATCAGCAACTTCGTTGATTGATTTAATTTCTATTTTTGGTGTTCCGCCCATAGAAAATTCTTCAGTCTCTGTGTTTGAATAAACAAATCCACCTTTTTCAGAGTCCCAACGTGGAGTTTCACCACGAGCAATTGCCTCAAGATATTCAACAGGTTTTTTAGAGTATACATCTTCCCAAGTCAATTCGTCTGCAACCCACTCAGACATTTGAGTTTCGTCGTTAGAGATTGGTGATGGGTCATCATACATAACCGTTTGGATTACCGTGTAGGTTGCTCCTTTTGGGGTCTTAGCCTTTGTAAGTTCAAGGATCAAATCACGTCCGTTATCAGGATCTGTCACGTCACCTTTTGCTTTCCAAATTGGAATGATTTTATCAAGTATTCCTTCTTGTTTGTAGTTGTGTTTAAATCGCCAAAATTTAACTCCGTCTTGTTCGTTGTCACGATCAATTACTTTCACAATATAAAACTTACGTGATCTGTACTGTGTAGCCAACTGTTTGTCAGTTTCTTTACCTGTTGACATAAGTTCTTCATAAACTTCATTCAAAGGTGAACGCTCGTTGTCATTCTTTCCTGGATCGTAAAATTTCTGCCATTTACCGTCCACAAGGATTTCGTGGAACCATACCTCTTTGAACGGTGAGGACCCGTCTGTTGTTGGTAGAATACGTACTCGTCTCTGACCTTGTTTTTCGTTGTCTTTCAAAAGAGCCGCGAAGTATTTCTTCATTCGATCTTCAGAAGACATTTTAGATGATGAGTTCGTAGAACTCTGTGTTGATTTTTCGTACTGTGAAAGTACTGCGTCTAAAACATTTGTCGCCATGTGTAAATAAAAATTAAAGGTTTATGTTAAAATTATAGTTGTATAAAAAGTTATAGTCAAATAGTGTCGCCAAAAAAAAGTTAAGGTCGAAATAATCGACCTTTAACCTTATGAATTATATCTGTTTAATAAAATATCGTCTTCGTCTTCCATCGGTTCATTGAATGTTTTTTCAATTTCAGATGGGCTAAAATTTTCCACGTCGTCTTTTGTTAGAACGTATTCATTCTTACCAGTCATTTCCATTTCTCCCTCTTTATCTTTAAAGAAGTCCGCTAAATTTTGTTTAAATGGTCCTGAATCTAATGAACGTAATTCTAATTTCTCTTGTGCCGTCTTAGGTCTATATTTCTCAACTTTAGCATCCAAAGAATCTATTTTTGAAACTAGTGTGTCCATTTCAGATAATTTATCTTCCATAGTTTTAATTTGATTAAACAAGTTTTCAAA